GGTGTCCCGCTAAGGTGTCGGGGTTTGGTAAGTGTTGCTTACCTGTGATTCGTAAGGCTGCTTCGAAGTCCATTCAGGTTCGATATGAAGGGATAAGTCAATGATAGCTTGAGCTGGGTGTAACTCAATGATCGTGGAAATAGCGTGGGATTTGTTGTAAGCCATAACACAACCACTAGTCCCATCACGGAACCAATAGGAGTAAGGGGTAACCATTACTTACGTTTTAATGCTGGTAACCTAAAGCAATAATCAAGGTGTGCCTCTTGAATCTTCTTACGAACCCACATAACCCTGGGCTCTGTTGTCATTGTAGCTGCCCTAAAGATCTCTACAACTAACATCCTTTGCATCTCAGTTAAGGAATCAGATCCATGTTGTCTGATCTGTTCAACAAGTCGTCTCATCTCTGGTTGGAAGCTGTCCCAATTAGGCTCTCTATCCTTTGTTGCTGTGCTCATTTTTCATACCTGAGTTTAGAGTTGTAGTAAGGACGATTGAGATAAGATACCCTTTGAGGACTTGGTGGTTTTGGATTCTCAAGACCCCTCAATAGCTGAAGGGCCAAGTCTATCTCACCACGCTTAATAGCAGCCCTAACTTGTTGCTTTAATGATTGTGTCATTTACTTAGCATTAGCCCGCGATACAACCGAATGAGACACACCAATAGAATTAGGGGAATGATAATGATGTTGGGGCTTCCCAAGATCGGAGACGATAGCATAAGTGATCGTGAGAGGGAGTAGGAATAGACAAAGGTTAGTAAGATGCTTCACTTTAGTTAACCTCAACAGCAACAACAAACTCAGCATCAATACCAAAGAACTCTGCTAATTCATCAGGGCCTAATGATTCCATTAGTTCTTCATCAACGTTGTAGAAAACTACCTCATGTAACCCTTCATCATTGGTATAATAATCATCAATGATCTTATCCTCCATTAGATCATCAACGGGACACTCCTCATCAAGTGTGAATCGTAGGCTAATGAATTCCATTGGATTAGTTAGTTGGTTGAGTTCGTCGCGTTCGTAACAGTTAAGAAAGCCAGTAACTTTAGCCATGAATCAGTCTCCGGTAAGTTACCCAAGTAACAGCTTGAACCTGAGTTGGTGACAATTCAACACCGCATAAGTCGGTGCTGCGCTTAGCTACTAGTTGGTAAGCACGTTGAATGGTCTCGAACAATTTAGGTGTGATTGAAGGTGTTTTGGTAGTTGGTATACGCTCGCCAATAAAGATAGCGTAGGCGTGACCATCAACACAAACAGCATTCTTGTCGCCCATGATTGACCGATAGAAAGCAACAACTTTCTGGCCACTCAAGATGTTAGGTATAGCCTCAGTGTCGACTGATTCCATATCTAAATCAAGAATAGCAATTGCCTTACGCTTATTGGGGTTGAATGTGCAAACCTTAATCACACTGTAATCACCACCAATGGCCCACGTTTTGATCATTGCCTCAGCGTCGATGCAATTCCTCTCCCACTTATTGTTGGGTGAGAGTGCCGCAATGACACCAATAGCTTGACCCATAGTTAACCCATCATACTCATGGATTAACTTAACACCCAAGTCATACGCTCGCTGATACCAATGTAACCCAGAAAGGATGTCGGCTTGTGATGCTAACATCAACATACCTGAAATGTGGCGCGTGTTGGCTCTCATGATTGTGATTTTGTGGTGTGTAATTGAATTGGTAGCTTAAGTGCTACAGGAGGGGGTGGCTGTGACCTCACCCCTAGTTGTAACAATCAAGCAATATAACCGCAGTCATCAAAGTGGCATAATGCATCAGCAAGCATCAGCCTTTGATCACCATAACTGAGGTTGTCCCAAGCATCAACCAAAGCTTCATCATTTGTAACACTCAATAACTCTTCAGCCACGCCATAGGTTGACAGCCACGCATTACGGTTGCCGTCCCAATCAGGATCAGTCAGACACTCAAGGCGATCCGATGCCATCACTGGCGCGATGATTTGGCACACAGCTGGAAAAAGGTTGTTCATTTGTTTTGTTTGAACTGAGGTAAACCTACAACCTGCTAGGCCCAAGGGCGAGGAATCAACTACAAGTCTTAACATTCTCAACAAGGCTAGGTTATTGAGAAGGCCACAGGTGTATTGAATAATGAGACGCGTGAGACGCGCGATAATACACCTACCTGCCCATCCTGCCTGGATCTGTCACATATCGTCACATTGTCCACGTCCAGAGCCTGCGTACCTGTCTATTCAGCAGTAACGCAGCCCAGTGGTGGCCTGGGTTGTGGGGCTGGACAGGGGTGGCTGGACACGGATTGGACAAGGGTAGGGGTGGGTACTAGTAAATTCGTACCAGGGGTACCCCTATGGGGGTCAGCCGGCGGCCACGCACAGGCGTAAGGACCTTGTAAATTTATTTCATTTTTCATCAGCTCCCACCTAGCAGCCCCAGCAAGGCCCCTCTGAAGAGTCGGAGGTGTCCATACACCTACGGGGAGTCAGAGGGGGGTTCCCGGTCCACCCAGGGGGCAGTCAGCCTCATCTCATCAAAGAAGTCACTTCCTGTTTCCGAATACACCGGAGGAGGAATGACGGGGACAGGATCGCCAGTCTCTTGCTCATATTCAATAATGGCTTCATCAACCGTCCTAGTCACCCGCTGCTGGATGAATCGTTCTTCAATCCACACCAAGAACCCAAGCAACAGAAAGGAGGCCCAATCCGGCCACCCCCTCCTCAATACCCGATAGAGGACCTTAAACTCATTCAGGTTTAGTTGATCACTTCCCATAGGTTTGGCATCTCTTTATTGAGGGTTTGATAGATCTCATTAGCAATCATGCGATGCTCAAGCTGTGTCTCCGGTCCCTTCCTTACGGAGAGGTAATGAATCCACGACCTAATGGTTCCCGACATGTACAACCTTGTTGGGCTATTCATCGGAAGGATCTTTCTTGCTGACTCCTTAGCGATACCCGCTGACAACATCTCCTGGTAGAGGTGCTCTAGGTCTTCAAAGGCAGAAGAGATCCGGCGATAGAACGCCTGTGTTTCTTTTGTTGTCAAATCATCGTGGGAAGCTTGACGGTTGTTGCTGTCCTGCCTACGGAGATGCGGTATCTCCAGACCCCCAAGTCCATCCACGGTAGACGCATACCGCTGACTAAACTCCTGAAAGGAGAATGACCTATGACGAAGGATTTGAGCAGAGATGTCCCGAGTAGTAGTAATCTCAACACACGCTGAGGCCATTTCAAATGGTGACCAATGCTTATGCTTAACAAGATAGCGAAGCAACTTTCCGGTTGTGTCTATCTTATCTTGTCCCTTAGGGTTACTGACTCTTGCACAGTATTCAATCTGTTGTTCAGCATCTGGAGTGATCCAGATAAGCTTAACGTTTTTGGGGAAGGGTTGGTTGATGTCTAGGGACATAACTAGTTAGTAGTAATAGTAATGTAGGAAGAGTAGTTAGTATTAGTTCTTATTGATATTGCTTTCTATAACAGCTGTATCGTGATAGGTCGGTCAGTACTCTGATCTAACCTATCGTGATACATTCTACCTTTAAGGAACAATAAAGAAGAATATTAACATTAATTATTGTTATTATTAATATTAATGAAGATCATTAACAATATAAGCTCCGCTACGCTCCGCATTATATCAATAATAGTTGTCAGTATTCCTTTGTCTTTTTTTCTTTTGGGCTAGTGGGACGCTCGCTTCGCTCGCTTAGTAAACACTGGGTTTCTGTTTGTCATAAAAAAGAGGGGGGTTTCCCCCCTTCCGTCTTTTCCATACCCGTCCCTTCTGGGTGAATTTTGACGGGATTGCGGGTTCTCTTTCCCGCTTAAGTGAGTGACTTCTGCCGTTTTTGGCTGAGAGTCGTTGGTATGACAAGGAGGTTAGCGTGTTCTACATCCAAGTAAAAATGGCACCTTCTTCTTGGGTGATGGGTTCGTCAAAGGTACTTCCCGCGACAAGGAGATCAGTAGCCAAAGTCGGAGCCGAAAGGAACCCCTCCACCATGTTAGACCACCTTTGACGGTTGGCTTGAATGTCTTGTTCCTTTGCGGAGATGGCTAGTACGTCTTGAAAGTATTTGACCCCCAGGGCTAGGGCGTCCACCCGGTCATCGTGCTTGACGGCACCCTTCTCACGGCACATGCGTGTCAGTTGGTACATGAGCATTCGGGGAAGGCGTTCCTCTGGGGCCATCTCTGGGTTAGAGCGGTAGTCCCAATCAATGAGTCGTTGGTCAATGATGAGGCGGTGCTGGTTGAGGACGGGTTCCAGGGTGTCGATGATTCGGTCTTCCTTGCGGGTGGTAGCGCGTACCTCCTCAAAGTTCATACCAACCTTCATCTCCTGGGCGTGTTTCTTCATGAGTTCCATCACAGCCCCGTCTCCAAAGTTGGACTCAATGAGACACATGGTTGCCCCGTACCTTCCAGCAAGGCGTAGTATCCCACAAAGGGTCTTGTCTGAGTATCCATCTTGGGTAGCAAAGATGTCACGGATAAAAATAAAACCATTGATCTGTGATAAGACCACAGCTACGGTTTCATCCTTTCCTCTACCCGACGGATCGACGGCCACAATAGTTTGCCCGTAGGGGACAAATTCCGAAACAGCCTGAGGCCGGTGCCATCTATCGCCAGGGAGAGCGACAGCAGGCATATCCAACAAAGTCTCTTTACTAGCAGACCACACCAAGTCGGACGGGCCACGCTGGAGATCGAGCGGCAACACATGAAAGTCAGAAATCTTAAGGGGAAACTTGAGGGCGTCAGAGAGACTGGTATCCAGCATGAACTGGAGCATGAAGTTACTTCTGCTCATTGATTGTTCACGCTCAAGAAGGTTTAGTTCTGAGAAGCGATCATCCGTTGGTTTCCAAGCTAACGCATCAAGACCTTTGGTTTCGATGTCTGCTTGTAGTTGTGGAGCAAGAACATCCTCGTATCCGATGAGGCTCTTTGGATACCTAGCGGGCCACACCATTGGGATGTAGTTACGCTCACGGAGGGTACGATAGATGGTGAAGGTAGTTTGAGGGGTTCCAAGAAAGAGGATGCGACTGTCGGGCTTTGGGGTCAAAACTGACTCACCTTCCGTCACAAGTTGAAGAAGCTTCTCTCGTTGCATGTCGGTTGCTGAGTTTGCGGGAACCTCAACGTCATCAAAGATAATCAGGTCACCACGGCTACCTGTGATCTGTCCCGTGATACCTACGGACTTGACGGAGGGTGACTGTGCTGGGCGACACCCCGACACATCGAAGCTAATGCGACTCCATCGTTGGTCATCGCTTTGTGGTCGTAGGTGAGCAAGCCAATCAAACTCTAGGATGCACTTCTGCACAAATAATGTGAAGTCA